AACCAGTTTTTTATAGTTAGCGCCGCCGACTGTAATGGTTGTCGCCTCCTGGCGCATCACCACTTCATCTTTCAGAAGATTAAGGATCGTGCGATCCAGCTATTCCGGCACAGCATAACCACCATCTTAATCTACACCAACCTGCATAGCTTTGCGTTCAAGTTCGCGGAGCCCGTCATCTTTACCTTTACGCATAAAACCAATGAAGGCGGTTTTATGTTCGCTTGCGGCTTTGCTCTGAGAACCACCGGCTGGACGTTTAACCTGCTTCAGTTCCTCTTCCAGCGCAGATTTAAGTTCATCCAGTTCAGACAACTTGCCGTTTAAGGTTTCAACCTCCCCCGCCAGCTTGCCCTTTTCCTGTTCAACTGCTTCCAGGCGCTTATCGTTCTTTTCTTTGAACGCATCAAACTTCGCCTGCAGTTCCTGCGCGACCTGCTCTACGTCTTTAACGTCAACTGACATAATTAACTCCTGATTAAAATTTGATGTTTTTCAGTGCATCCAGTGCGGTACTCACTTCATCAACATCACGCTGTGAAAGTGAGCTATAACCCCCGGCCATGAATGCTTTAGCCTGGGTGCGTGAGAGCCCAACATCGCGCAGGACTCGTTCAATACTTTTTTGAGAAGGGATTTCTCCGCGGGAAAATGCGCTTTTGACATCACTTACACGCGCTTCATCGTTCGACGGAAACGTGACGAGACTGACTTCCCACAGGTCGATCTCTTTGAGAAGGAACACGCCCTTAACACGGTCGTACTCCCAGTCTTTCAGCATGTAACCAATAGAAAGACCGGTTAAAGAACCGGCCTTCATGTGGGCGTGTGCGCGTTTCGAAAGGGGATCGTCATCAATGAGTAACCGGCCTTTAACATAAAGGCCAACCTCATCCTCTTTCATCTCCGTGTAAATACCGATAGGTTCATCCATACGGTGCTGCCAGAGTAATGCAGGGAGAGCATTCTTTTCTTTCCATGCCTGAAGGGAGGCCGAAAAAGCGCCTGGCACGACAACATCATCGTAGCTGTCCTTTACGCCAAAAACAGAGCCATAACCTTCAAACTCCCCGCTGTCGCTGACAGACTTTAGCTGTAGCGGAATATCCAGCCGCTGTTTAGTCATCGGCATTATGTTGTTCCTCAGTTATTTTGTTCTTGCTGCTGTCTGACGGCTTCGTCGTCATGTTCATTGGCGTAAGGTAAATATCTCCGCCTGCGCGTGGGTTAAGTTCTTCGAGTTCCCGGCAGTCATTTGGTGAGTAAATACCCCAGTTAATGCCTGTTGAATACGCCTCAAATCGCGACTTCATATCCCCGCGCAGCAATGCGCCGGCATTGAATTTTGCGTAGTACACACCCTGCTTTGATTCCTTCACCAGCCCAATGTTGATTCTCTGCTCAATGCGGGTCATATACGGAACGAGTGAATAATTGATAAACCCCATGCCGAGGTTTTCAATATTGTTGAACGTCGAGCGGTCAGTGTTCTGCACCATGTGCATCGGCACCCGGAACAGGCGGCATATTTCCTCCAGCTGGAATTTCCTGGTCTCAAGAAACTGACTGTCTTCCGCATTGAGCGCCATCGATTTCCAGTCGAGACCCATTTCGAGAATCATTGGTCGGTGAGCGTTACCCAGCCCCTGGTGCTTTTCTTCAAAATCAGCCTTCAGACGGGCATAAGCAGCATCACTTAATTCACTATCAGTACGTCGCACCCCAGATGTCACGGCACCATTGCTGAACAACCTTGCACCATGTTCCTCCGTTGCCATTCCCAGAGATATTGCTTCTCTTGCATAGGCTATAGGGTTCAGTCCTACCAGCCCGTCAAAGGTAAGCGTCCTGACATGCCAGATATCATCCTGCCCAAGCACATCTGTTGAGCCATCGGGGAATGTTACCTGGTAAACCGGCTGCCACTGGCTGTTAAGCTTCGGTTCAACACACCCAGGATCAATAGGAAGGAGCTCGACCACTTCGCCAAGTGCTTTTACTTTGTAGGCGTAAAAATTACCGCGAAGTCAAAGACAGACAATGACCAACTCCCAGAACTCCTGGGGGGTCATGTAATCATTTGGCTTCATCGTCAGTAATTTATGCAGCCTTTCGGAAGTCGCTTTTTGTTTGCTGTTTCCGGTTATTTTGTACAGGTTACAGGGCAGCATGCCCATCGACTCAGCAAGAACCCGGATACAACCGAAAACCGCAGTTAGCCGCATAGCTCGCTGGCTGCTTACTCGTTTCCCTGTATAAGTGTCATATGACAGCCCTACCTCCTGCGCCAGATCGGCCGCGGTGTATACTGGCTGACTGCTTTTGGAAAACATACCGGGGAAGAACATCAGTCACCTCCCGTTTGTTTCTCTGATGTGGAGGATATAAATTTTGCCACCATCCATGACCAGGTCAGACACAGTAGACCTCCGGCAATATAGCCTGCAGGGGGATAAATCATCCACGCCCCAAATGAGAGCAACAGAGCCCCCAGCACTCCGACCAATGGAGTGAGTATTGTCAGGATCATAAACGCCTCGGTTTAAAGTGAACGAATGCCGCGGGATTCGATACGATCGGAGATAGAGTCCACTTTTTCATAAAGCATTGAACGTCCAATCGCCATAATCAGCGCAACCGCGCCGTCGATTTTGTTTTCGTTCTGCTCCTTAATGGGTTTTACAACGTCGTCATTACCCGGCAGATACTTCCCGACCACGTTGCTGATACACCAGCTCATGATCGGGTTGCCGTCGTGATGAAAACGCCCAGACTCAATGGCTGCTTCCAGCTCTTTCATTGGGTCTGACATATTGGTGTAGTTCTGAACGATAGTGATCGGATTAAGACTTTCATCAGCCAGATCATGTGAAAGCCCCGTCGCGCCGAATGGGTCAATCGGTGACTCACTGACCGGATTGAGTTTGTTTGCCGCTTTGGCCTCTTCAAGGATGTAGCGGTAATCCACTTCAGCGCCATCAGTAACTGTAAGCAGTTCCATTTCAACCCATTTCTGAAATCGCTCCGCAGTACGACGATCTTCGTTCTTTTCAACACTGAATACTGTGTCGTAGGGAACCCAGAAGCGGGGAGCAACGCTGTAGTAATGTGTCTTGCCGTCAATTTCCCTGGTGAACAACCGCGCCATACTGTTCATATCCAGCTTGCGCGCCAGGTCAAAAGCCAGAACACATGGTTGACCTTCGAACATTTCCAGGGTCAGGGTTTTATCTTCACAGTTCTGCCAGGATACCAGGTTGAAGAAAGCTGCTCGGGCAGCAACCCAGATATTGAGATGCTTGGTTTTGAACACGCCAGCCTGGCGAGCATTATTGATAGCACGCTGTTGCTGGCTTAACAGAAAGTCGCGGTAGACTGAGACACCCATATTCGGGTTGGCTTTCTCAAGCACCTTTGGATCAGTCCAGTCGTCACCTTCATCAACCGTATAGATCACGCCAAACAACTCGTCGTTGGGTACCGTGCCGTTTAGCATTTCAATCACTTCACGTCGTTTGTCGTAGCATGGACCTTCGATGTTGTAACCTGCTGTGGTGATCGCCCACATCAGCGGTTGTCGCCGCGCCCCCATACCCGTCAGCATTGTGGTGTAGAGCGAATCTGTTGGGTGTTCGTGATACTCGTCAACAATCGCACAGTGCGGTGAAGCGCCGTCCCCAGGGTTACCAATCAGCGGCTCAAAACGCGCGCCATCTTCTGGCCGGTTCAGGTTGGACGCATTAACTTCGATCCCGAACGCTTCCACCAGCAGCGGTGTGCGCTTACACATCAGACGAGCGGGCCTGAATACTTCCCACGCCTGCTTTTCAGTTGTGGCTCCGGAATATACTTCAGCGCCAAACTCGTTATCACAGGTAAAACAGTACAGCGCCACACCCGCCGAAATGGCCGATTTCCCGTTTTTACGCGGTATCTCCGTGTAAACCTCGCGAAATCGACGAAGCTTCGATCCTTTCTGGACCCAGCCAAAGGCGCAGCACACAATAAACAGCTGCCATGCCTCCAGGGTGATCGGCATCCGCTTGAATGCCCACTCTCCTTTTGTATGTGGCAACAACTGGATAAATTTCGCAGCCTTTTCTGCCATGTCTTTATCGAAGCGGTAACGAAATTTCTTACTCTTTTCAGCCGCCATGTCATCGATATGACGCTGGCAGGCCTGAATGACAAACTGGCACGCCGGAATTTTCCCCCGCACAACGTTGCGGGCGTATTGATTCGCGGCGTTTACGTTGGGGTACGATTTCCGGCTCATGAGTTGATCATCTTCAGGAATGGGTTAGAGGTTTTCTTCTGTCCGGCAAGGCCGATCAGTCGCTGACGACTACTGGGGTCAAGGCCAAGCATGGAGCCGGTAGAACTCATCTCCGATTCCTGCTCTTTCTTTGCGGTTAGCTCAGGGTTTTTTATCTTCCCCCCCATAGCACCAGTGATGGACAGCCCATCTCTGGCGATATTTTTAACCGCCCTGCGCCAGAACTCATAGGCAACACACCAGCGCTCAAGTACGGCAAGATCGGTAACACACAGTAATCCCTGACCACATAATTCTTTTGTGGTCAGTTCCCACATGACGGCCGCCATTGGCAGACCGTCATCCTCAGAAAACCAGTCAGGTGGTGCCACACCTTTAATCGGTGTGAATACAGGTTCCTCTTTATTCAGGGATCGTTTGCCGGGGTTCCCTGCCAGCTCCTTGCGCGCCGTTGGCTTGGGGCGACGCCCGGAACGCCCCGCCGTTCCAGCCATAAGCGACACTCCTGGTTAAATTTCATTTTTCGCGGGTATAAAAATACGAGGAGGCGGGCAGTCCGGAAGGCGCGCGGTCGCAGAGATTTGACCTCCCCCTCCCCAGGCTGATGATGACATTAATTATCACTTGAGCCGCTCACGCGCGGTCTTCGCTGCGTGACACGACCAGCACAGGCTTTCAAGGTTGCTGTCTTCATCAGTACCGCCGTGGGCCTTCGCCTTGATGTGGTCCACGCAGGACGCCTGCTTCACTATCGCCTGCCGTAGATGGTTCTGACACAGCCCTTTGTCGCGCTTAAGTATCCGCTCCCGGATGACTTCCCACTTTGTTCCGTATCCTCGCTGCTGCCGTGATTGACCTGGCTTGTAGGACTTCCAGCCTTCACCTTTGTGATTTTCACAGTAGCCAGATGGGTCTGTTGTGGTGTTGTGACAGCCGCGAACACGGCAAGCCTTTGGTGTGCGCGGTGGCATATTCACTCCCTAAAAAACGTATAGCATTATCGCAGACACTCAATGAATGCCTGCTGAATGCCACTAATCGTCGAGTTGCAATACACCGTGCTCAAGTGACTCTGAGTAGGCGATCATCCCTGTGTATTCAGGGATAATCTCGCCATCATCCGCTTCAAATTCCGGGATCGTGCCAGTGGTGATGGTGTATTGGGGCTGCCCATCTTCTTTCGCGAAGGCTGCCAGGTCTTCAATCTGCTTAGCTGTAAGAACTACTGTCATGCTCATTCCTCAGTTGTTAAAAAGCCCCGCTATTGCGAGGCTGTGATGATTTTATTTGGGCAGTTGCGCTGAACAGACCTGTTGTGCGCCAGAATGTCCCGCTTCGTCTGCTTATCCAGCACGGCAATATC